GACACGTTATGGACAAGGAACATTCCCTTGGGAATTACGTGCCAGCGGTGTCAATGAATTAACTGACTTTGCTCCGGAACTCGACTGGGAAACTCTGCGTACTGCTATGGTAACATTCGGCGTTCGTAATGCTACACAAATGGCAGTGGCTCCTGTAGAATCAAGCAGTGTAGTTATTAATTCTACAAATGGTATTGAAATGCCAATGAGTTTAATTAGTACTAAAGAAAGTAAAGCAGGATCATTTACACAGGTTGTTCCTGAATATCATAAGTTAAAAAACAAATACCAATTAATGTGGGAACAAAAAGACTGCGATGGTTATTTAAAAACTGCGGCAGTAATTGCGGCATATGTAGATCAAAGCATTAGCACAAATACATTTTATAATCCAGCACATTTTGCCGATAGAAGAGTTCCAACTACATTAATTGCTAAAAATTTGATGCAAAGTCATTATTGGGGCTTGAAGACTTTTTACTATAGTTTGATTAATAAAGCTGGCAGTAAAGCAGTAGAAGAACAACCTGATAATGTTATCAGTGATAATGTTATCAGTTTAAATTTTAATCAAGAAGAAGAATTTGATGATGACTGTGAAAGTTGTAAACTTTAAGGAATCGATATGTTAAAAGACAGAAGAGTATTATTAGAACACGATATCAAAACAGCACACGACCGTGCCGCAGAGATGTATTTAGATATTGTGATAAACAACGGCGATGTTCACAGTGAAGAATATCAACAGGCACGAAATCGAATCTCTAAGTTGGAGTTTGATCTCAACATGGTTAATCAATTAATTCACAAAGGTCATGCATAATGTTAGAAACATGTTGCGATATATTAGTAGACGCTTATAAGCGTAATTGGATAACCAGCCGTGATGGTAACATTTCTATACGGCATCATGACCGTGATCATTTTTATGTCACTCCTAGCGGTGTGCGTAAACAACAGATGCAACCAGAGATGTTTAAAAAGATTGCCATATGGCGAACTATTAACAGCGGTGTTGGCAGCGCATCATTTAACTATTCGTGGAATGTTATTGAACAGACTGACTTGTCGGGTAACTTAGAACCTTCAGGTGAAATGCCATTGCATTTTGGTTTACAGAAAGAATTAGGACAACACAAAGATGATGTGCGTGTGGTAGTTCATGTTCATCCAACTTACTGTATTGCGGCCATGCACGCCGGCATAAATCTCGGCACTATCTGTGATGCCTTTCCAGAACTAAATCGTTACACCAAGGTAGCACCCAACGTGGGAGATGTTGCTCCTATCAGCCAAGAGCTGGGAGATGCTTGCCATCGTGCATTGGGTTTAGACAATGATGGTAATATTGATTTTGATATAGTTGGAATTAAAGGACATGGTGTAGTCGCAGTTGATGTTACTCCGTGGCGAGCATACGAACACATTGAACGATTAGAACACATTTGCAAGATAGTACTTGCATCAGGAAAATATTAATGTCAAAACAACAATACAATTTAACAACAAAAACAGACTATCTCAATCGCAAGATGTTTCTGGATCCAGCCGGCCCTGTAACCATACAGCGTTTTGAAGAAGTCAAATACAAAAAAATTGCAGACTTTGAAGCCACAGCTCGCGGCTTCTTCTGGCAACCAGAAGAGATCAGTCTAAGCAAGGATGCTAACGACTTTAAAGATGCCAGCGATGCTGTTAAACATATTTTTACCAGCAACTTGTTACGTCAAACTGCTTTAGACAGCTTGCAAGGCCGTGGACCAAGTCAAATCTTTATGCCAGTGATCAGTTTGCCTGAATTAGAAGCACTAGTTTTTAACTGGACTTTTTTTGAAACCAACATTCATTCAAAGAGTTACAGCCATATTATCCGCAACATTTACAATGTGCCCAAGGATGTGTTCAACACCATACATGACACCACTGAGATTGTTAACATGGCTTCAAGTGTTGGCAACTACTATGATGACTTACACAGAATTAATTGTGCAAAAGAACTGGGACAGCCTGTGGAGGAGACTGAACACATTCGAGCAATCTACATGGCATTGCATGCCAGCTATGCACTGGAAGCGTTCCGCTTTATGGTCAGCTTTGCCACCAGCCTGGCCATGGTAGAGAACAAAATCTTCATGGGCAATGGCAATATCATCAGTTTGATACTGCAAGACGAACTGCTGCACAAAGGGTGGACAGCCTACTTGATCAATCAAGTGGTAAAAGAAGACTCTCGTTTTGCCCAAGCCAAACAAGAATGTGAAGCAGAAGTGTATGCATTGTACATGGATGTGATCCGTGAAGAAAAAGAGTGGGCCACATACTTGTTCAACAAGGGACCGGTTATTGGACTCAACGCAAACATTCTACGTGACTTTGTGGACTACACAGCAGTGGGGGCATTAAAAGATATTGGTATCAAATATAATAATCCTGCTCCCAAGTCAACACCTATCCCATGGTTCAACAAGCACGTTGATACCAGCAAGAAACAAACAGCACTGCAAGAAAACGAATCGACTAATTATGTCATCGGAGTTATGAGTGAAGGCATTGACTATGATGCCTTGCCTGTGCTATAATAACTCATTGGAGAGATTATGACAAACCCAGTTATTGTGTGGTCAAAGGATCACTGCCCTTATTGTGATCAAGCCAAAGCATTGTTAACACAACAAGGTGTTAAATTTGAAGAACGTAAAATTGGGCATGGATACACTAAGGAAGAATTGTTAGAAGCAATACCATCAGCTCGAACAGTTCCTCAAATTATTATCAATGGAAAATCCATTGGTGGATTTACAGAATTGAGAAAATACATTGACGAAACCGGATTCAACGGTTCTGGATACTAAAAAGGAAACTAACATGTTAATTAATCGAGGCATCAAAGTTGGTGATGTGGTCACAATCAAAACCACCGCAGGCGAAGAAATTGTGGCCAAACTGGTAGAAGAGGGTGGTATGGGTGTTACCGTTAAGAAACCCCTGTGTTTAACAGCCACCAAAGATGGAATTGGCCTTGTACCTTTTTTGTTCACAACTGACCCAGATACAGAAGTTACCATAAATAGAAGTACTATAATGGTTTTGGCACCCACTATCAAAGATGCCGCAGATCGTTATATTGAACAAACCACAGGAATCAAATTAGTATAATGCCAGCAATAGCTAGAATTGGCGATTCAATCTCCACAGGTCATGGATGTGATGGAGCCACCACTCTAACCGGACCATCGGGCGATGTGTTTGCTAATGAATTAGGAGTTGAACGAGCCGGCGATCCTACTGTGTCTCATCGAGTATCAGGTAGAGGTTGCAGTGTTAGTCACGTTGCAGCAATAAATGCAGGTTCTGGAACTGTTTTTGTTAACAGCAGACCTGTTGCCAGAATAGGTGATTCTGCAGATGCTGGTTCAATTACTGGTGGATCAGGAACTGTCTTTGCAGGCTAACCAATTCGTTAGACATTTATTTTAATCTGCTGTATACTACAGCATAAGTATTCGTACTTCATATAAAGGATTATTAAAAATGGCTCAAAACAAACACGCAGAATTCACAAAGATCGTAGAAGCAATGGAAGCAGACTTTGAAAAGTTTTATGACAAGGAAGTTGGCGCTGCTGGCACCCGTGTTCGTAAACATTGTCAAGATTTGGCCAAACTGTGCAAAGACACACGTAACGATGTTACTGCAGTTAAAAACGCACGTAAAGAACCAAAGTAAGTCAACTAAATACTAGTCTAAGGCGTTGTATAAGTATACTGGAGATTTTTATGAAAAAGTTATTAACAATCTTATTGGCTCTTCCAATGTCAGTAGCAGCACAAGATGTTTATGTGGTAAATGTACAGCCAAAATTTATCACAGTGCAACAACAACAATGTCATGTGCAGGAATTCCATCGAGACAGCAGTTCCGGATCTGGAACCATTGGTGCTGTGGCTGGCGGATTGTTAGGCAGCACACTGGGCAGCAATCGAAATGACCACTTGGCTGGAACTGTGATTGGAGCATTGATAGGCGGTGCCATTGGTAATGAAGTTGGCCGTGAACCCACTAGAATAGAACACAGACAAGTGTGCAGATATATTCCTATGCAGGTTCAACAGGGTGAAATAGTTACGTTTAGCTATCGCGGTCGAGTGTTTACACAAACATTTAACAATTAATGACAGAGGAATATCATGGCTTACTCAGAAAAAGTTGTAGATCACTATGAAAATCCCAGGAATGTGGGATCTTTTGACAAGAGTGATCCTGATATTGGTACTGGTATGGTTGGTGCACCTGCTTGCGGCGATGTAATGAAACTACAGATAAAGGTTGACCATGCTACAGGTATTATTACAGATGCAAAATTTAAAACGTATGGCTGTGGATCGGCTATCGCAAGTTCGAGCCTCATTACAGAATGGGTCAAAGGAAAAACACTCGACCAAGCCGGATCAATTAAAAACTCCGAAATTGCCGAAGAACTAGCACTACCTCCAGTTAAGATACACTGTAGCATATTGGCAGAAGATGCCATCAAAGCAGCTGTAAATGATTACCGTAACCGAAACAGCCTGTAAACGTATTAAACAAAACCTAGCAAAGCGTGGCAAAGGCGTGGGTATTCGTATTGGTGTAAAGACTACAGGGTGTAGTGGATTGGCCTACGTGTTGGAATATGTGGACGAATACACAGCTGAAACGGGTGTTACCAACTATGCTCAAACTGACTTTGTGGTATTGATTGATGCCAAAAGCCTAGTGTATCTAAATGGCTTGACTATGGATTGGGTTCGCAATGGACTCAATGAAGGATTTGACTTTGTGAATCCAAATGAGAAGGATCGCTGCGGTTGTGGCGAGTCCTTTAGAATATAAACCAAACCGATTGACTGAGTAACGGAACTAAGCTATAATAATAGCTATGTTTAACTATCGGAGATTATTTTGAGTATGCACTTGCATCATCCCAGTCTTAGCCTCAACGGCAAGAAGAAGGGCAAACAAAAATTCGCATCAGCAGAACACGCAAGGAAGGCTAGAGATTTGGACGAATCGTGGAAAGAAATTCAAAAGCGTTGGGGTGTCGAAGCAGAAGACCGTAAACGTCGTCGTGCAATGACAGCTGAGCCGCTGAAAGGCCATTACAGTTTGGCTATTCCAGAAGGCCGAAGCACAGCACATATTCCCAGCAGAGACACTGGCGGCAATGCCACACTGGCACCTGCCAAAGTTTATACAGGAACCAAAGTAAAAGGTATTGCAACCATGCACAAGAGCAATGCAGTGCCGGTGTTTAGTGATGAACAAGCAGTTGACATCAGTCGTATGAGGCGTTAAACTATAAACATAGTATTTTGTACAAGGCATATAGATGATAATTACATATTACCCCAATAGGTTTTGAGGTAATACAGCAGCAGGCTTTTAACGCACAAGGAGATGTATCGAAGCCATATTATAAACGGAACCAGCAATTCCTATTCCAGCGTAAAGGAGAAACAACATGATACGCATCATAAAAGCAGTAGTATTGGCATTGGCAATGCTGATGGTAATAACAGTGGGATATAGAGCAACAATTTACAAGCTCGATAATCTCAAACAAACTCAGTTGGACGCTAGTCCAATCACAGCTAAAATGAGACAAACACAACTGGATTGTTTAGCTCGTAACATATACCACGAAGCAGGCGGCGAACCTTTTGAAGGTAAAGTAGCAGTAGCACAGGTAACAATCAACAGAGCAGCCAGCGGCCAATTCCCAGGAGACATCTGCCGAGTGGTTTATCAAAAGAACATAATATATGAACGTGTACTTTGCCAATTCAGTTGGTATTGCGAACAAGCAACCGTCAAGAAGCCGCTGAATGGCCCAGTCTATACCGAAAGTATGGAAGTGGCAAAAAAAGTTCTGTTAGAAGGATTTCGATTAGCATCTATCAAAGATGCACTTTATTTCCACGGTGATTATATTAATCCAGGATGGAAACGAGAACGAGTGGCCCATGTTGGTCGGCACATTTTTTACAAATAAGGATACAAAATGAACACAGAAAAAATTACCAAGGGAATTCGCGATTTGTTTGACTTGAATTTGTGGGTACAAAACATTAAAGAACATGCTCCACACGTCAGTGCAGAAACAATGGGATGGGTTGCTGTGATTCTGTTGCACTTGGCCACAATCCCAACAATGCTGGCTGTACTTACTGGTTTAACTGAAAAAATGCCACCAGTTGACATGGTTTTGTTCAGTTGGGTAGGGTTGTTCTGCTTTTTCCTAAAAGCAGCTATTCAAAAGGACTTTTTAAACATTGTAACAATTGGATTTGGGTTCTTTGTACAAGCTGCCATGCTGGCATTAATTGTATTCAAGTGATTAGCGGATAAATATTAGATAATTAAGGAGCACCTAACATGCCATCAGGATTTCAAAACGACACAAATCAGCTACAAGCTGAAATGTACAGAGTGATTATCACAATGAGTAATACAACATATTACCCAACTGCAGACACCGCAGACAACGGCGGTGTCACACCCAGCTCAGCAGACAGCTTTGCCACATTGCCAACCACACTGGCCAAAGGTAGAGCCCGTGCTAGAGGAAACATGCGCTTCCGCAATGTGGTAAATCGTCTAACAGGGCTGGCCGATTGTCAAATTCGCGATCTTACCATCACAGAAGCCAACGGTGATGCACAAGCAACCAGTTTGGCATTCACTGTTGCTTATGAGCGTCCTGCGTTTATTGCACTGACAGGCACAGCCGTTGGATCAACCACAGTTGGCAACGACATTGCCAATGCTGCAATGGATTCAACAGCCAAGGTAATTGCCAATGCTGTGGCAACTGGCATTCGTGATGTAACAACTGTGGATCACACCCGTGTGTATGACGGCACAGAAGCACTGGACACACAACAAGCTATCACAGTTACCACAACTGGAGCAACTGCTAGCCAGACTTTGGGAACTGTGTCTGTGGCAATTATCGATGAATCAACTTTGTTCGATTGAAATAATTAAATGATATTGGCTTGGTTGTTACTACTCACTGGTCTCACCATTTCAGCGGTTGCAATTTACTACTCAGTAGTAGGTTTGACCGCTATCTTTTCAGCGGCTGTGATTCCTATCATTGTGATGGGGTCTGCACTGGAAGTTGGCAAACTTGTTTGCGCTTCTTGGCTCAAAGCCAATTGGACTCGTGCTCCTGCTTACATGAAGTATTACATGATTTCAGCAGTGATTATACTGATGATCATTACCAGCCTGGGTATTTTTGGATTCCTATCAAAAGCACACAACGATCAAAACTTAGTGTCGGGTGATGTACAAAGTAAAATTGCAATATATGATGAGAAAATCAAAACAGCACGAGAAAATATTGAAGCCAACCGCAAGCAACTCAAACAAATGGATGAGGCAGTTGACCAAGTCATGGGCCGTTCGACAGATGAAAAAGGTGCCGACAAAGCAGTCAGCGTACGGAAAAATCAGTCCCGTGATCGTGTTGCTTTGGCCAAAGACATTGAAGCCAACCAGAAGCTTATTGCTACTCTTAATGATCAAGCCGCACCTATTCGTGCAGAAGTTCGCAAGGTCGAAGCGGAAGTAGGGCCGATAAAATACATTGCCAAATTCATCTACGGCGAACACGGCGCAGACGAAAACATGTTGGAACGTGCAGTAACATGGATCATCATACTGATTGTTATTGTGTTTGATCCATTGGCAGTTATCATGTTGCTGGCCGCACAAATGACATTTGGCTGGTTGCGCGAACAGAAAAAAGCAGAGGGTGACAGCCTGACCACGGAGAGTGACCACAACATAGTTGTTGAACCTACTGTCACAGCACAAGAAAAAATTAAAACAGATTTTGAGGGTGTACGTGAACCCGGCGGCGAGTGGATACAAACCGGCCCGGAATTTGCAACACAGTCAAACAAAACACACACAGAACCAGTTCCAAGCGAAACGCCGTTGACAGCACTAGGAGGTGATATAACTGCACCGGAGTCGCAAACAGTAGACAATCTGGATCAATGGAACAAAATGATTGAAACAGCTGAGAAAGCAGCTGCTGAACCCGAAGTGACCACTGTTGAAGAACGTGTGGCCAAGGGTGAAACTTATATCGCCGGCCTTGGCCAAGAAGTTGTACTTGAAGCTGATTTACCTCAAGACGAGTCAAAAAAAAAGACTTACATGATCAAAGATCCTCAGGGACAACTACAAACCAAGAACCGATAATAACATATGTACAGAACGAAGAACAAAACTCACCCAGTTCAATTTGGTCAAAGGTCAATTCACAATTAAACTTAAAATCAAGAGACCAACTATACATAGAGTATTCAGCAGATAAATTTGAAGGATTAGCAGTTGATCAAGATTTAGACAACGAATTTTATAACTTCATTGAAGATATTAAAAATAATGGACCCAGATTTTATGGGTATACACCAGAACAATTGGAAAACTTTGTAAGCAGGATATATGAACTTAGGAAGAATAACTCTAATAACGCCACCTGACAAACTGTTTAATATGAATATCAGTTACTTGCTGGTCAAGCCAAGTAACCATATCAAACAACAGTTTCAAACTATTTTGAGCGCAAGTATAGACGATATCAATGTGTTCATTTTTGACAATGACGACACAGACATTGGTTGGATGTTGAGTGTTTGTCAACAAGCAGAATGTATAATTGTTGATGTTGATAATTGTGATGCAATTACGAAAAAATTTGTTAGTTTTATAATAGCACAACCAAATGCAAACTATATCACTACTGACGAAACAACACCTTACAATCTCATAAGTAAAAATAGAATCTACGATTTGGATTGTATTGTAGAACAAATAAAAAATAGCCAAGATCAAGAAGAAGAGGATGATGATGATACACAAGAAGAGTAGGGGCACAACAGTTTTTGTCAAGGATGGCGAAAACATAAATCAAGCCCTTCGTCGTTTCAAACGAAAAATCGATGACAGCAAGCTGTTAGACACTCTTAGAGAAAAAGAGTTTTATGAAAAACCCACCACTGAACGCAAACGTAAAAAGGGTGCTGCCAAAAGTCGTTGGCGCAAACAACTGCGTGATCAACAACTTCCACCAAAACTCTATTGACATAACACAACAAGTCTGTTATAATATAAGCTCACTATGAAAGAGCTTACATGGCAAAGACAGATATCATGATCGATTTGGAAACTTTGAATACCACTCCGGATTCAACTATCCTCACAATCGGTGCAGTAAAATTTGATCCGTTTGGATCAGAACTCAAAGAACCCGACATGGACAGCTTCTACGTTAAAGTAGATTTGGATAGCTGTGACCGAATTGGCCTTACTACCAACGATGATACTATTGCTTGGTGGGCCAAGCAAAGCAAGGAAGCACAAGAAGCTGCATTTGATCCAGACGGAAGAATTGACATTGCGGATGCGTTTGCACAACTGTACAAATTTTGTTGGGGTGCCAAGCGTGTATGGGCAAATGGATCGTGTTTTGACATTATAATTTGCGAACATGTGTTCCGTAAAATTGGCAAGGCAATCCCGTGGAGTTTTTGGGAAGTGCGTGATGTGCGCACAGCATTTGATCTTGGTATTAATCCACAGCGTCCTCCAGTCACAGCACACCATGCATTGGAAGATGCTTGGAATCAAGCAGTGGGTATTCAAAATGTGTATAACACACTGCGTACCAGCACAACAAGCGGCGGCACTTATATTGCTCCGTTTTCAAAGGAAAGATAATATGGAAGCACAAACAAAAGAAGCCATGGACATTCTCCAAGAAGAATGTGCTGAAGTTATACAAGCGGTAAGTAAGATCAGCAGATTTGGACTTGATAATCTCAAGCCGGGCAAATCCAAAACTAATAGGGAACATCTTGAAGAAGAACTGGGCGATATGATGGCTATGGTAGAAATACTGCAAGAGTTGGATATTGTAAGTTTTACCAATATCGAACGGGCCGCAGAAGCCAAGCGTGAAAAACTTAAAATATGGTCAAACATTTTTAGCAAAGACAATGTTTGAGAGATAAATAAATTTGTAGAACGCCGCGAGGGTCTACAAGTTTCTTGCTTAATTAAAAGGAGATTATTATGAGCAAAATCATCGGTATCGATTTAGGTACAACAAATAGCTGTGTGGCAGTACTGGAAAACGGAGTTGCCAAAGTAATTGAAAACAGCGAAGGTGCTAGAACAACACCATCAATCATTGCATATACAGATAAAGAAATCCTAGTAGGTGCAACAGCAAAACGACAAGCAGTCACAAATCCCAAGAACACACTGTACGCAGTCAAACGTTTGATTGGCCGTAAGTTTGACGAAAAAGAAGTCCAAAAGGATATTGACCTGATGCCTTACGGCATTGTCCGAGCTGACAACGGCGACGCATGGGTCGAAGCCAACGGCGAAAAACTAGCACCACAACAAGTCAGTGCTGAAATTCTTCGCAAGATGAAAAAAACAGCGGAAGACTATTTGGGCAAAGAAGTAACACAGGCTGTTATCACAGTGCCAGCTTATTTCAATGACAGCCAACGTCAAGCCACTAAAGATGCTGGACGCATTGCAGGCTTGGAAGTGTTGCGTATTATCAACGAGCCCACAGCAGCTGCATTGGCCTACGGTGTCGACAAGGCAGATAAACGTGATCGCAAGATTGCGGTGTATGACTTGGGTGGTGGTACATTTGATATCTCCATTATTGAAATTGCCAACATTGACGGTGACAAGCAAATTGAAGTGTTGAGTACAAACGGCGACACATTCCTAGGCGGAGAAGACTTTGACCAACGCTTGATGGACTATTTGGTTGATGAGTTCAAGAAAGAAAACGCTATTGATCTTAAGAAAGACATGTTAGCATTGCAACGTTTGAAAGAAGCTGCTGAAAAAGCCAAAATTGAATTGTCGTCGGCTCAGTCAACAGCAGTGAACTTGCCATACATCACAGCAGATGCAAATGGTCCCAAACACATGAATGTAACCATCAGTCGTGCCAAGTTTGAAGGCATGGTGGATGAACTAATTGCTCGCTCAATTGAGCCATGCAAGATTGCCATGTCAGATGCCAAAGTAACTGCCGCAGACATTGATGAAGTTATTCTTGTGGGCGGCCAAACACGCATGCCCAAAGTACAAGAAGCAGTTGAGAAACTGTTTGGCAAGACTCCACGCAAAGATGTCAACCCAGACGAAGCGGTTGCAGCTGGCGCAGCTATTCAGGGCGCAGTGTTGAGCGGTGACAAGACTGATGTGTTGTTGTTGGACGTTACACCATTGACACTGGGTATTGAAACAATGGGCGGGGTGTTTACCAAGCTGATTGCCAAGAACACAACTATCCCAACCAAACACAGCCAAACATTCAGCACAGCGGATGACAACCAACCAGCTGTGACCATCAAGGTTGCACAGGGCGAACGGGACTTGTTCCGTTACAACAAGCTGTTGGGTGATTTTAACCTTGAAGGTATCAACCCAGCACCACGTGGTACACCACAGATTGAAGTTACTCTTGACATCGATGCCAATGGTATCCTCAATGTGAGTGCTAAAGATAAAAACACTGGCAAAGAAAATAAGATCACTATCAAGAGTGATTCAGGATTGACTGAAGCTGAAATTCAACGCATGGTTCAAGAAGCTGAGGAAAATGCAGAGTCTGATAAGAAACAAGCAGATTTGATCAATGCTCGCAACAGTGCAGAAGGTACTACTCACAGCATCAAGAAAGACTATGAAGAGTATAAAGAACAGCTGACTGAAGAAGAGCGCACCAAGTTCGACGATGCAGCCAAAGCTGTGACAGAAGCATGTGCTGGCGAAGATAAAGAAGCAATTGACAAATCAGTTAACAGTTTCTTTGAAGCTGCTGGCCCAGTCATGACCAAGAAGCAAGCCGCGGAGTCTGCCAAGGCAGAAGCTGAAAAACAAGCTGCTGAAAAGGGCGAACAAACTGTGGATGCCAGCTTTACAGAAGTAAACAATTCGGACAAGAAGTAATGGCTGAAACTTGTACGGTCTATTGGGCTCCGGTGTTCATTGAGGCAACTCAAAACTGGAACATGATTTATCCAGATTTGACCAGTGTACACGAACGCATAAGACCGTACAAGACTTCTACGAAATCTGGTAATTTTTTCTACTGTCCATCATTTACTGGACTTGCTGAGAACACATTTGTTTTGGAAAATCCTATAGCAGGATCGTACAAAATAGTAAACAATCAAGTGGGCGCACATGACGAGACTTTTATAAATGCTTGGACAGAACATGCTTCCAGCATGGAAGGTTATAACATGCTGTCTTACGGAATGAAGTGGGTTTTCTTCACAGAAGAAGATATTGAAATGATGTTGGTGTCTCCATTTTTTGGAAATGCTGAACATTTAAAGTACGGAAATGTAATGCCAGGCAAACTTAACATTTCAAAATGGTTTAGATATATAAATTTAGAATATATTCTGCACAAAGGTGTGAAAGAATTCAAAGTTAACAAAGGTGAATCATTGGCTTACGTTGTGTTTAATACCAATAAGAAAGTTAATCTAAAAAGATTTGAAATGAATGATAAACTTCATTCTTACGGACAGGCAACTGGCACTTCTACCACATGGGAACCGTGGGTACCGTTGGCAACAAGGTATAAACGTTTCATGGAAAGTAGAACAAACAAATTAGTTTTGAATGAAATTAAGAAAAATTTAGTAGACACAGACACACAAAAGTAATATAATGTAACATGCAGGACGCCTTAGGGGTCCTGCGAGGTTCTTGCTTAATTAAAGGAGAAAATTATGAACCAACTTAGAACTATTGACGCCGCTCACTTGGCTAATCTCAGCAGAGCACTTGTGGGATTTGACCGTTATTTTAACGGACACTTTGCCAACACAAACGGAAATTATCCGCCACACAACATTGTAAAGTACAATGAAACACACTACGGTATTGAAGTGGCAGTTGCTGGATTTAGCAGAGAAGAAATTTCTGTGGAAGTTGATCAAGATCAACTTACTGTTCGTGGTGTCCGTAACAAGGACAACGATGTAACTACGGAATACCTGCATCGCGGTTTGGCCGCAAGGGACTTTGAACAAACGTATACTCTTGCTGAGTACATGACTGTTAGAGGTGCAGAAGTCAAGGACGGCATGCTTAAAATTGAAATTGAGCGTGTGGTGCCAGATGCACTGAAGCCTCGACAAATAACAATTAAATAACAAACCAAGGGGAAGGCAACTTCCCCCTTTAACAAAGAGAAAATATGTCAAGTACAGATGTCGCAATCGACGAAAAGATCAAAGTAGTTATTTCAGAACCCAAACGATGGAAGGTTATCTTGTTGAATGATGACTCAACACCTATGGAATTTGTTATCAGTGTGTTGACTGAAATTTTTAAACACACAAGAGAACAAGCAGCAGACATCATGATACAAGTACATGAAACCGGCAGCGGCATTGCAGGTATTTACAGTTTTGAAATTGCAGAAGCCAAAGCTGTTGAAGCAACCAATCTTGCTAGAACAAATTCGCACCCATTACAAATCAAATTGGAAGAAGAATGAGCCTACGGGACCTAACACACGATGCACATAAAGCAGCAGAAACACAACCATTTGTGAAGATTTTATTCTCGGGTAACATCGATCCCAAGTTGTATGCCACATTTTTAAAAAATCAGCATCCTTGTTATGATATTTTAGAAGCATACGCCATGTTGTCAGGTGTGTTAACTGGTCTCCCAGATATTCGTCGTGCTGGCAAAATCAATGCTGACTTTTTGGAACTTTGGAAAGAAGAACAAGAGCCTGTCATTGTTCCAGCAGTGAAACGTTACATGGATCACATTGTGTCAATTAAAGATGATCCTAAAAAGCTGATGGCACATGTGTATGTTCGACACATGGGCGATTTGGCCGGTGGACAAATGATCAGCAAACGTGTGCCAGGCAGTGGCACAATGTATCAATTTGAAGACCCAGATGCGCTGAAAGCTGCAATACGTGAACGCATCAGTGACGATATGGTAGACGAAGCTATCATTTGTTTTGGATTTGCCACAGACATGTTTAAAGAAATGCTGGACGTGACCCATGAGTAATGTATGGGACACACTGATTAACATCGAAAAGTATTTCGAACAGCAATTTTACGCAACAGGCAGTATCATCAACGAACCGGGAATGGATCGTTTTAATCAACCAGGTTGGGTAAACAAAGTATGGGCCAGCAGCAGATATCGCAGAGCACACATTGATGTTGTGGATGCTAGAGAAACCAAAGGTTTATGGATGATGCATTGTTGTGTATTTCCGCATACCCATAATCCTGCGCCAATCTTTGGATTTGATGTAATTGCCGGCAAGAACAAGATCACTGGTTGTTTTATTGATTATAGCCCAGCAGGCGATGCGGAACATCCCATGATTGATTATTTTGGCGACGAAGTTGCTCGATATGATTGGAACAAAAAACGCAAATTGCCAGAGTGGGCCGAGCGTATTTTCAGTGAACACATGGTGGCTGCGGGTAATGTAAGTGATGAAACTGAGCTTAAACAAATAACAAGTTTGGCACATGTACTGGTTAATCATTATTTGGAATCAGTGAGCGAAACAAATAGCACAGCCAACAATACTGCAAAATCACAGAATTACTACTGTGAGAATCAAAAGCAAAATCCACACACGCCCAAAGTTATGGTTAGTTTAGGGCTCAGTGAAGAGGATGTACAGATTTTCATTCAGGATTGTTTGTTTCCTGAAATAGCATAAATATTACACTATGCGTGTAATTGATATTTTATTAGAAGCAAGCGGCGGCATGTGGGATCGCATGCACGAACGCCGCATGGGCAAAAACATACAGTTTAGTAAAAATGGTGTAACTTTAGATTTGGCTGAAGTTCAGGTATTTCCACAAGATCCCAAGCTGTCATCATACAAGGATCAAACAGGTACTCAACCAGATGCATCCACAACTGTAAAATCCACAAAACAACCTGCGGCCAAAACAGCCCTTGCGCCATTACCCAAAGCTATTGATCCAGAATCTATAGAACCATTGGAAGTTGAGCAAGAATTAGAACCAGAACAAGAACAACTAGCAGAACGTGCGCCAGCAACTCCTGTGGATGTAGCACACACACAGATCATGTTGGATGACGTTACTGCATGGATTGAAAGTCAAGGAGCTGCTATTGAATATGCACCGCCTCCCGCTAATTCAGATGCAGCTGCTATTGTAGTTATTTTATCAGGTGACGGCCAGCCAGCTGACGCCAATGATCCAGAATCTGTAGAGACTGCACCACAAAAACTTGCATTTGTCAAATGGACCAAAAAGAAATCAACAGACATGCCCCCCATCTTTTGGAAAACTATTGAATTTGAACGTGCATCGGGCTGGGTACAAGGCAATGTAGGTAAGAGTGCCACAGCCAAAGCAGCTGCAATCAAAATTGATCCGTCAGACTTTGTGGTTGCAGAACAGAAATACGCAATTGGAAATATTCCAAACGAAGTAGCAAATAATTTAGCTTCACGTGGTCAGGAGTTTCCACCAGAACTAAAAGCTGGTATACCAGCATTGTTAAACGACTTGTTAAGCAATTCAACACCAGTTCCTACCTCGGGTATTGATCATTTCCATCGTGAGATTGAAGTTGTGCTGGGTGAAACAGCTGCACCAATAGCACTTGCCAACAACAAACGTGTAAGCGGTGCATATCAAGATGTAGCTATACAATTGTTGGCGCCAGCAGAATTAACATGGGCAGATTTTACAGAAGTTGCTTATGGGAAAAAAGGCGGCAAGTTAGAAGATTGTACCATGTATGCTGGTGATTTTACACTAATGGTAAGTAGCAAAGACTCAACAGGTGGAAGCCCTGCCAGTTTGACTGGATTTGTAGAAACACTGGACAAGCGGCCCGACGAGTTTGGAAAAGGCACACCGTTTCATAACAAATATAGAAGTATTTTAAAAATTATTCGTATTATCTATGACAACAGTGCAAAAGATGGAATTGTTTTGGCCGCACTGGCATTGAAAATTATTAATAGTCAAGAAGCAGGTTATATATTCAGTATCTATGCCAACGGCGGCGGCAACATGGCCGATGCGCAGAATTTTCCTAATTTATCAGATGTTATAAAAGCCAAAAAGCTGATAGGGCAAAAGATAGTTAACAAAGCTGGGCAAACAGTGGATGCAAAAATTGGAGTGGATGTTAACAATCACAAGTATCAATTTGGTTATCACTTGTTGGGTAATCTAGCTGTGTTGATTAAGAAAAAGTTAAATGCTGATGTTCCTAAAATTACCAAGATGTTCAAAGCAGTGTTGAATCGTGCTGATATGGTACAGGTTTATACCATTGTTAAAAAGAATAATCAAGGCATATGG